CTGACAACGACATCAACGCGATCCGCAACACGGGCGTGCTTCCCGGTGGCTACACCGTGAACCACTACCTGACGGATCCGGATGCCTTCTTCCTCCTCACCACGGTGACGGAAATGGGCGAAGGCCTGAAGATGTTCCAGCGCACCGCCATGGAAACCTCCATGGAGCCGGACTTCTCCACCGGGAACCTCCGCTACAAGGCCCGCGAGCGCTACAGCTTCGGCTTCAGCGACTGGCGTGGTATCTACGGCTCCCAGGGCGCGTAAGCACCCTCTGCCGTACCCTAAGGGCGCCTCCGGGCGCCCTTTTTATTTGCGCCGAACAAGCGTATAAATGGTCCTGATCCCTGACGAGCACAATGCTCGACACTAGCCGCGACAGGAGATTCCCATGGCTACCACGACCTTCTCCGGGCCCATCAAGGCCGGAACGATTAAAGCAACCACCGGCACCACCGTCGGCGAGGACAAGGCCAACGTCGGCTTTGTGCTGATGGCTCAAAGCGGCAACGTCGTTTTTGGCGCAAACGGCAGCACGACCGTGGTCGCTACCCTGCCTGCTAACAGCCAGATCTTCCAGGTCACCGTCGACGTGACCACCGCTTTCAACGCTGGCACGACCAACACCCTCGACATTGGTGATGGGTCCACGGCTGACCTGTACGCTGACGCCCTGGCTGCTGGCGCCCAGGCTCGCGTGCTGGCGACCTCCGACGTGTCTCAGATCGGGAACCTGATCGACATCGGCACCTCGGACGTCGACGTGACCGTGACCTACAACCAGACTGGTACGGCTGCGACCGCTGGTGCTGCGACGGTGACGGTGCTCTACCTCCAGAACCGGAATCTCTCCTAAGGGGGTGAGCCATGGCTGATGCCGTCACTTCCCAAACCATCCAAGACGGTGAGCGTCGGGCTATCCTGAAGTTCACCAACATCTCGGATGGCACGGGTGAAAGCGCCGTGACCAAGATCGACGTCTCCGCCCTGACTGCGAATAGTCGGGGCGAGGCTTGCACCGAGGTCGCGATCGCACAGATCTGGTGGCAGTGCGTCGGCATGGGCGTCGAGATCCTTTTCGACGCCACCGCTGACGTCCCGGCCATCATTCTGAGCGAGAACTCTAACGGCCATCACGACTACAGCAGCTTCACCGCGATCCCTAACAACGCCGGCGCCGGCAAGACTGGTGATGTGAAGTTCACCACCTTGAACGCTGCCACCGGGGACGCTTATACGGTGATCATGGACGTGATCAAGAGCTACTAATGGCGACGACGAAGAACGTCAGTCGCACGCCTAGCGGGAGGCTCACCTACCGAGGTGAGTCTTTCGCTGGCTACAATAAGCCGAAGCGCACCTCGGGCGGCAGCAAAAAGTTCGCCGTCCTGGCCAAGAAGGGAGACGAGGTCAAGCTGGTGCGGTTCGGCGACCCGAACATGACGATCAAGAAGAGCAATCCTGAGAGGCGACGCAATTTCCGGGCGCGGCACAACTGCGATACCGCAAAGGACAAATTTTCAGCACGCTACTGGTCGTGCAAGAAGTGGTGAGTTTGCCGCCCCCCGCCCGTCTCCTCTCTCCCCGCGCCCGGTGTGGGCGGGTGGGCGGCATCTTTTAGGAGCGCGCTATGGCCGACGTACCGAAAAATGTACGCAACCCAGCCTTGTACAAGAAGGCTCGGGCCGAGGCCAAGCGCAAGTTTGATGTCTGGCCGAGCGCTTACGCCTCGGGCTGGATGGTCAAGCGCTACAAGGATATGGGGGGCACCTACAGCAACGGCAAGGCTAAGGGCGGCGAGATTAACGCCAACACCATGATGGTGAAGCCCCGGGGCTTTGGCCGTATGCTAGCCAGCAAGCAGAAGATGGCCCGGGTGCCCCGTGGCTAAGCCTAAGGGAGGGCTGACCAAGTGGTTTGGAGAAAAGTGGGTCGATATCTCGGCACCGAAAAAGAGTGGTGGCTACAAACCGTGTGGCCGAAGCTCTGCGAAAGATTCAGAGCGTGGATATCCAAAGTGCGTGCCTTCATCAAAGGCAGCTAGCATGAGCGAGAAGGAGGTCGCCTCGGCCGTCCGGCGGAAGCGATCGAAAAAGCAGGGCGTGGGCGGCAAGCCCACCAACGTGGCAACATTCGCAGCCGAAGGAGGCTCAGTCATGAAAATGAAAGGCTATAAAATGGGCGGATCCGCCTGCAAGCGTATGGCCAAAGGCGGCATGGTGAACCAGAAGCCCGCTGGTAAAATGCGTCCGCCCTCCAGCAAAAAGTGCGGGCTCTACGGGCACAAGTAGGGGTGAAACATGGCGACCAGCAACAGCAAGGACTTTGAGCTCGACGTAGCCGAGTACATCGAGGAGGCTTTTGAGCGGTGCGGTCTTGAGCTCCGCACCGGCTACGACCTGGAGTCTGCTCGACGGTCCCTGAACCTGCTGCTGGCCGAGTGGGCGAACCGTGGCCTGAACCAGTGGACGGTCAAGCAGAATGCGATCCCCATGGTCCAGGGCACGGCGTCCTACAACCTCGACTCGACCAACCCCACGTCGGTGATTGACGTCCTCGATTGCTTTGTGCGTGAGACGGTCAGCGGGACCACCACGGACCTGCCCCTGAATCGCATGAGCCGCGCCGAGTACGCCAACCTGGCGACCAAGAGCACGACCGGGAAGCCGAATCAGTTCGTGATGGACAAGCAGATCACGCCCACGATCACGATCTGGCCGGTGCCCGATAAGAGCTCGACCTATACGGTCTACGTCAACGTGCTCACGCGCATGGACGACGCCGACACGGCCGCGGACACGATGCAGATCCCTTTCCGCTTTTACCCTTGCCTGGCGGCAGGGCTTGCCTACTACATGGCCTTGAAGCGGGCCCCGGAGAAGGTGCAGCTGCTGAAGGCGCTCTACGAAGAAGAGTTCCAGCGCGCTATGTCCCAGGACGAGGAGCGGGCATCCTTCCGGGTTTCGCCCTACCTCCGCAGCTATGACATCGCCTGACCATGGCCTTCGCATCGAACAGGCGAGCCTACGGAATCTGCGACATCACCGGGTTCCGCTACCGGCTCAAGGACATGAAGAAGACCTGGGACGGGCTGCTCGTTGGGCCGGATCAATGGTCTCCAAAGCATCCCCAGCTTGAGCGCAAGCCCAGCCCGGCGGATCCCCAGGCGCTGAAGAACGCGCGCCCGGATCCCAACGCCGACGGCAACGATCTGACGGCCTACCCGCTGGTCTACACCAACGTCGGTGACGGCAAGCTGGGCACAATTTTGCAAACTTTTGCAGTCTCCTGTACTGTCGGCGCGGTGGAGGTAACCACATCATGAGCTACACCCTGGCCACCCTAAAAGCCGCCGTGCAGGACTGGATGCAGGTCGACGAGACCACGTTCAACGACAACCTGGACGAGATGATCCAGAATGCGGAGGCGCGGATCTTCAAGCTTGTGCAGCTCCCCGAGCAGCGCAAGAACGTGACCGCTAACGTGTCGACGAACAACCGCTTCCTGGCCACGCCCAGCGACTTTTATGCGCCCTTTAGCCTGGCGGTGATCGACGACAGCACCTATCACTATTTGCTGTTCAAGCACCCCAGCTTCATCAAGCAATATGCGCCGGGCACCGCTACGCGCGGGCGCCCAAAGTATTACTCGCAGTTTGATGAGGCGGCTTTTGAGCTGGCCCCGGTCCCGGATGCTGACTATTCGATCGAGCTGCACTACCTCTACAAGCCGGCTTCGCTCACCTCTGGTGGCGACGCCGGTACGACCCTGCTCTCGACCGAATACCCGGAGGCCTTGCTCTACGGCACCCTTGTGGAGGCTGCAATCTTCCTCAAGGAGCCGCCGGATGTGGTGGGAACCATGGAGAACCGTTTCAAGGAAGCCGTGGCCCGCATGAAGAACCTCAGCGAGGGCCGCGGTACCCGAGACGAGTACCGCTATGACCTACTGAGGATTGGAGTGTCTTAATGGAGAAAGATCCGGGCCTAAAGGGGAAGAAGGTCGCGATCGTCGCCCTGGGAGCATCCCAGATTGACTTCGTGATCGGGCTAGAAAACAGCAAGCAGTGGGACGAGGTGTGGTGCATCAACTCGGCGCTGGCGGTGTATCGCCAATGCGACCGGGTGTTCATGCTCGACCCGCCCTCTCGCTACCTCGACACCGAAGACGCCGGCAACCAGACCGAGATCATGCGGAAGATGCTTCCCGTGCATCCGGGGCCTATCTACACCTGCGAGCTCGACGAGCGGGTGCCTGGGGCCGTTGAGTACCCGCTGGCCGAGGTGGTTACTTATGCCAAATGCGCATATCTAAATAACACCGTGGCCTATGCCGTGGCCTATGCCTACTGGCAGGAGGTCGCGCACATTGACCTGTTCGGCGTGGACTTCAGCTACAGCCACAATCTTCACTTCGCTGAGGCCGGCAGGGCCTGCGTGGAGTTCTGGATCTCCAAGTGCCTGGAGAACAAGATCGCCATCGGGGCCTCGCCGCGGTCTAGCCTGCTCGATAGCAACGTAGGCGTGACCGAGCGGCTTTATGGCTACCATAGGTTAGAAGATCCTATGGTCGCAATGCCCCACCAGGATGAGTGGGTCCTATGCCCCAGGTCGAAGCTCAGCGAGGTCATCGAGGAGCGCGAAATCGAGCTCGTCAAGGTGGCCAAGGCCCCGGAGCCTTACCGAGGATGATGAAGGATCAGGTAGGGCCGCAGCTGGGGAATGTCATGGTCTCCACGACCCAGAACCGGGGGCATGCTCCCGAGTTCTGGGCAGAGCAGGCGACCAGGAAAATCTGCGGGATTTCTGACAACGCGGACCCCCATGTCCGCAAGCAGGCGTTGGCTTTCCGGGACAAGATCTACGCGGTAATATTGGCCGAGATGCGGAGCGCCATCCGCTCAGACCGTGTTACCCTGAGCAATCAGATGAGGGCGCGCGGGGTAAACGATTTGGCGCAGATCATTCGGGAGCTTTGACATGGCCATCACCTCCGCAATTTGCACGTCCTTCAAGCAGGAGCTCCTGGTTGGGACGCACAACTTTACCAA